GGATAAAAACCGCTGGGAAAGACTTAGAAATGATGGCTGGATTGATGTCTGGCGTCATCGAAATAGGACTACAATCAAATACAGTGTTTTCACAACATCACCCAAAGCTAAACGCTTGATTACACGCATGTATCGAGTTATGCTTGGGGAAGAAGATTTACCAATCGGTAGATCAAGCAAATTTTACAAGAACAAGAGTTATACTGATAAAGTCTATAATAAAGCTATAGACGATATGATTAAAGACAAAGAACGATGAAAAATCACTTAGAACCTATTACAAAGCGTGCAGTAACAGATTACAGTAAAGCACCCGCAAACCATGAAGTTACATTAGATGCGGCAGGCAAAAAGCGTGCTAACTTTACTAATGTAGGAGGCTGCGGTTGTTCAGGAAAGTGTGACTGCTAATGCCTTTTAAGCTTAAAGATAAAAGTACCCTGTTTGGTTACGATGAGCAAACCTCAACATTTGATGCGCCTGTATTTGAAAAAGATTTAGGTAGTCAAGTGATGGCGGAAGCTAATCGTGACGGAACTATTTTTATTAATAAGGGTTTATCAGCAAAGCAAAAAGAAGAAGCGGTTGAACACGAAAAAGTGCATTTAAACCAAATGCATCAAAACCGTTTAGATTATACTGAAGATAGTGTAATCTGGAAAAAAGATACACGATCACCTGCTAGAGTTTATAAAAGAGCTGATATGCAAGAAGGTGCCCAAGAGCTTGAGTGGGAAACTGAAGCATATAAAAATAGCTAGGTATGGGTTTTAAAATGAAAAAAGATTTATGGGGGTTGTACAATTCGGCAGAATCGGCTACCCGACAAGGAAATTCTTCCGCGACCCCCATTACTAAAAAAGCATCTCCTTTTAAAATGAATGCAGCTCTTGTTGAAGGAGCCGCTGTTGTTGGAATGAGTGGAGGCTTTAATAATGTTGCAGGGGCGATAGAAAAACCGTCTTTGTCAGAAAAGCAACAAATCATATATAAAGATAAAGAACCGGCGAAAGTACCGCCACCCGCTTTTGATGAGGCTAAGGCAGCAGAATTAGAAGAAGAAACAGATTTACAAGAAGAAACAGAAGCCATAGAGGAATCTGACGAATTTTACGACAACTTTGAATTAGAAGTATAATGAGACGACCAATTACGCAAAAAGCAAAATCACCGCTGAAGCAAGTAGACATGACAAAGACTTCAAGCTCTACAAGTGCAGGGGAGGACATTATTTCCGAAGTAACTACTAGAGGACCCGCCGATGACTATGATGGCTCAGGTGGCTATGAAACTCCGGAAAAATGGGCGGCGTGGCTAAAAACACCCGCTGGTCAAAAATATGTTGCTAAGTTTGGTGAAGACGGAAAGGGTGCTTTGATTACCGAAAAAGTAGTTACACCCGGCAAGCCAATTACCGAAACAAAAACAAATTCTTATACCCCGCAAGTTCGTGATGAAACTACAGCAATAACGCCGTGGGAAAATCGTTTTAATATGCGTACAAGCCGTCAAAGTGAAAGGTTTGCACGTAATGAAGCTAAACGCGATTTACGCCGTAATGCAAAAGAAGCAGCGCGTGATACTCGCCAAGATGGTGGAAGCTTTTTAGAAGGTCGCAAAGCTCGTCGGGACATTATGACAGGCAAGTCTTTTCAAAATGACATGCAAGAAAACTTATATAATGCTTCTAGAGGGTTAAACGCTGATCAAAATAGAGTGTTTAGTACAGACGCGCAGCAAAGCCAATTTGAGCAAGCTGCGACGAGAGGTGAAAAAGTATTGGGGTCACGTCGAAACATGGATATATATGATGCAGGAACTTCAAAAGGTGCGACTACTGTAAAAAACTTGCAAGCACTAGATCCTGATTATAAGCTAAAATTAGGTAACAACGAAAAAGTAACTACCACGGGCGGGGAAGCTAGTAAAGCAAATTCTGGTGCACCTACAACTAATAAAGTAAACGGCACTGGAGCTTCGAGCAAAGCATCAATGCGTCCCAGTGTGGGATTAAATGCTGAATTTAAAGGGGCATCGGTTCCTAGTGTTGATTTAGTAGCGTCGAGAAATACAGCTCAAGCTGACGCTACGATGCCTACTCCTGTGACAGTTACACCTAAAAGTAATGTTAAAGATGCTGATGCAAAAGCAGCAGAAAAATCAGCAAGACAAGCAACTCGTGCTAATAAGAAACAAGCGCGAATGGCTAACCGTGGTCAAGTTGACAAAGACGGAAACGTAATTACGCGCAAAGAAATGCGCCAAAACCGCAAAGCAGGTAAAGCTGCTTATAAAGCCGATCAAGAACTTAAAGCTGCAATTAATCAGGTTGGAGCTAATGCTAGCAAATATGAATCTAATCTAGAATCAGTACCCGATTCTCCAGATAATGTTAAGTTTTCTGGAAAAAAGATTCTTGCAGATAGAAAAGCTTTAAAGACTGCTAAGGACCAGGTTGGGGCTAATGCAAATAGCTACGAATCTAATTTAGAATCTGTGCCTGAAGCACCTGATAATGTTAAGTTTTCTGGTAATGAAATTATTGCTGATAGAAAAGCAAAAGCACTTGCTCAAGCCAACTCTATGAAAGCAAACACAGGCACGGCTGATAGATCTTCTTATAACAGAACAAGCCCAGGGCTTTCAGACGGAACACCAACAAGAAAAGATTCAGATCGGTCTATTGTTAGTGCTGCACAAATGCGTTACGAAAGCAATGTAGGCGTTAAGAAGTCTACACCAATGAAAAAAGGATACTTTAAAGGTAAATAGCATGGCATACGTACAAAACAACTCACCTTTTAAGAAAAAAGGCGACGCACCATCGCGTAAAAAATCAGAAGGAAACTATGCTGCCGTTAAGAAAGGCGGAGGCACCGGTGGAGATGCTGGGGGTGGAATGACAAAAAAAGGCGTCGAAAAGTATAAAAAAGACAATCCAGGTAGTAAATTGCAGACAGCGGTAACTACTCCGCCTTCAAAGTTGAAGCCTGGAAGTAAAGCTGCAAAGCGTCGTAAATCATTTTGCGCACGCTCTAAAAGCTGGACAAGTGAACGTGGTAAAGCAGCACGCCGTAAGTGGAACTGCTAATTTTAAAATAAAACAATTAAATTAAATCAAATGGGAAAGAAGAAAGAAGCGGTTGCTAAAGCAATCACAGCAGACGAGCTAACTGAAGTACAAAAGTACGTTAACGCTCTACAGCAGATTCAAATGCAAATTGGCGCATCGGAAATGCAAAAGAACGAGCTTATGGATAATGTTAAAGCATTGCGCACTAAGCTAGCTGAAGTACAAGCTGATCTAGAAAAAACTTATGGAGACGTAAGTATCAACTTACAAGATGGGGCTATCACTCCTAATGATGCAGATAATAAGGAAGCTTAGTATCGGCAAGGACTATAAAAATGACGCCATGCACTATTCTGTTGGACAGGAAGTGTATGGCGGTCATACTATAGTTAACATATTAGAAGAGGAAGATAAGTACTCTGTCTATATTCAAAAAGGAGATTTGGTAATGCCGTGGAAAGACTTTAATAAGAACATGGCTATCTCTATTGAATATGATCTTAAGTGGTAATGCAAAGCATATACAACTTTATGGTATCTCCGTATGCTAAGAGAACCACATCAGAAAAAGAAATAAATGGTGTAACACTGTTGTTAAATACAGAATTACAAAACCATCTTTATACTAGCAGACACGGAGTGGTCAAAGCTATACCCAAAGTAAACGATTTAGGGTTGCTTCCTGGTGATGAAGTTATTGTTCATCATAACGTCTTTAGAAGATTTAGAGATGTAAGAGGCGCTGAAAAGAACAGCCGCTCATATTACGAAGAGGATAAGTACTTCGTATACCCTGATCAGATATATGCGTTTAAACGTGATGGAGAATGGAAACCTGTAGCGGGTTTCATATTCGTTAAGCCTATGTTAGACGAGCGTATGTTTTCCGAACATAACGAACTTCCTTTGATAGGAAAAGTTAAATACGCTTACGAAGGGTTTGAAAGTGGAGAGCTTATAGGGTTCACACCTGGTACAGAATACGAATTTAATATTGAAGGGGAGAAGGTTTACCGTGTTCCCGCAAATCGAATTACAATCAAGTATGGACACCAAGCAAGCGAAAAAGAATATAATCCTAGCTGGTCGCAAAGCAGTTGAGGAACTTATAAAGGTTGCGCAAGAAAAAATCATTACCAATACGGAAGATGATGTTTCTGCCGACCGCTTAAAAAATGCTGCTGCAACTAAAAAGTTAGCAATCTTTGACGCGTTTGAGATACTTACTCGCATCGAAGAGGAAGAACGCATACTTGAGAACAAACCGAAAGAAGAAAAAGAAAAGAAAACATTCTCAGGGTTTGCTGAAAAAAGATCTAGGTAATGTACGAGCAGAGTCTAGTAAAAGTTGTTGAGCCTGTAAAGCTTACCACAATCAGCAGATTAAATAGATCCAAGTCTTGGAAATATGGTTACAACAAGGAACACGATATAGTTGTTATCAGTAAGACTGGGCAGATAGGGCAAATACTAGAAGTGCAAAACTTGTGTATAGCATTGCCGCCAGCACCGAAAGGATTAACTAAAGGCTTAGATAAATGGGCTGTTCAGGAGTATCCTAAGGAGCTTAAAAGAATCAAGAGTATATTCGATTGGCAAACCTATCCAGATGAGTTTAAGAGCAATTGGGAGGGATACATTGATGAAGAATTCAACAGACGTGATGGTGGTTACTGGTTTTATAACAAGGGGACTCCTACTTATATCACTGGGACTCATTACATGTACTTGCAGTGGAGTAAGATTGATGTCGGTAATCCCGACTACCGTGAAGCAAACAGACTCTTCTTTATATTTTGGGAAGCCTGTAAAGCCGATACAAGAAGCTACGGAATGTGCTATCTTAAGAACAGACGGAGTGGATTCTCATTTATGGCTTCAGGAGAAACAGTCAACTTGGCGACCATCTCCAGTGATGCCAGATTTGGTATACTATCAAAGTCAGGTAGTGATGCCAAAAAAATGTTTACCGATAAAGTTGTACCGATATCCGTTAACTACCCGTTTTTCTTCAAACCTATACAAGATGGTATGGATAGACCGAAGACTGAACTGGCATATAGGGTTCCTGCTTCTAAGCTAACCCGTAAATCAATTCAGGCAAAAGAAAAGCAAATAGAGCTTGAGGGTCTTGATACAACTATTGACTGGAAGAATACAGGAGACAACTCTTATGATGGTGAAAAGTTAAAGCTTTTAGTACATGATGAGAGCGGGAAATGGGAAAGACCAGATAACATATTAAACAACTGGCGAGTTACAAAAACTACGTTACGTTTAGGAGCTAGAATTATAGGCAAGTGTTTAATGGGTTCAACATCGAATTCATTAGATAAAGGAGGTGAGAACTTCAAGAAGTTATATAATGACTCTAACGTAAGTAAAAGAAACTCGAATGGTCAAACTAAATCCGGGTTATATTCACTCTTTATACCGATGGAGTGGAACTACGAAGGATTTATTGATCAGTACGGACAACCAGTATTTAATACTCCTGAAGAAAAAGTGTTAGATCCTTTTGGGGACACTATTGAAC